GAACCGCCGTCGCTGTCTGGCGCGGCGATCCTGCTCAACAGCCAGGGCACGCCCGCGTCGGTCACGTCCCTGGCGTCTGTCGGGTCCGTAGTGACGGCGACGATGACGAGCCACGGTGGCAGCACGGGGCAGAACGTGACGATTGCTGGCGCCGAGCCAGACGCCTACAACGGCACGTTCCCGATCACGGTCACGGGCGCGTCCACGTTCACGTATCTGTTCGGAGGCACACCGACCACTCCGGCGACGGGCACGATCACGGCAGCGTTCGAATCGGAGGAAAACGACGTCGTGGAGGTGCCGCGCGCCGTGATTACCGACGATGCGTGGCAGAACATCCGCATCAAGGCGCTGCGGTCGGCGCAGTTCACGAACGTCTACTACAACCCAACGTATGCTGGCGGGCTCGGCACGATCAATCTGTGGCCGATTCCGAACGTGGCGACGAACGCGCTGGTGATTTACCGACCGCAGCAGTTGTCGGAGTTTCCGAACCTGACGACGCAGTATCAGCTTCCGAACGGGTTGGACGACGCGATCATCTACAACCTGGCGATCCGACGCGCGCCGGATTACGGGAAGATTCCGAGCGACATCGTCGAGCGGATGGCGCTGTCGTCGCTGGCGAACTTCAAGCGCGGGAACACGAAGCTTGTAGACATGCCGACCGATCCGGCGCTCACGCGCGATCCGTCCGGGTTCTACAACATCATCACCGGCACCGGGACGAACGGGTAGGAGTAGACAATGACGCGCGGACCGATTCGCGTGCTGCTGCTGAATCAGCAGACCGCCGACGAAACGACCAGCATCGGCGTAGACGTGCAGGGGTTCCCGAACCTCACGTTCTACCTGATCGGCTACGGCACGCTCGATGCGGGCGCGGTCACGTTCGAAGAGTCGGTGACCGATCCGGCGCATGGTTACGAGACCTACGGCGGGACGTGGTCGATCATCGGCAGCGCGGTCAACGCCAACGACGTGACCGGCGGCAAGCAGAAGGCTACGCGCGCGACCGTTGGTGCCTACGCCCAAGTGCGAGCGCGCATCAATACCGCCGTGACCGGCGCGGGCGGGTCCATCAGCGTCGTGCTCGTGGCCTGTCAGTGATGCATGGCACGCTATCCCGGCTTTATCGGCCCCTCGTATACGCTGCCGAACACGCTCGCGGCGGACGACGAGTGTATTAACTGGTATCCTGTCAAGGTCGAGTCCGGCACCGGCCCGAACGACTACACGCTCGAGCCTGCGCCGGGCTTCGATGCGCGTCTCGAGCTGCCGGAGGCGCCGTATCGTGGCGCGTTCACGCTCAACGGGGCGACGTTCGCCGTTGGGGGCGAGAACCTCTACGAGATTACGTCGCTGTTTACGGCGATACTGCGCGCGACCGGCCTGTCGAACCTGAACAATCAGCTCGTGAACTTTGCGTCGAACGGGGACGCGGGGCATCAGATCGAGATGGTGTCCGATTCGACGGTCTACTGCTTCAACGTGCTCACGAACACGCTGACGACCATTGCGGACCAGACCGCGTCTGACGTGGTGTTCCAAGATGGGTATTTCATCATTCTCGATCCCAACACGTCCACGATTTCGCAGTCCGAGCTCGAAAACGGGCTCGTGTTCGACGAGTCCGCGCAACGCAACGACACGCCCGACAAGTGGGTCAAGATGCTCGCGCGCCCGAAGGATATTTGCCTGTTTGGGAGCGAGTCCACATCGATCTACTACAACGCGAAAAATCCCGGTTTCGTGTTCATCCCGAATCCGTCGGCGTCGATTCCCTACGGCACCGCGGCTCCGGAATCGCCCGCGCTGCTCGGCGGATGGCCGATCTGGCTCGCGAACGATCTGACGGTGCGCTACGCGCCGGGCTACTCGGCGACGCGCGTCTCGACGTTCGCGATGGAGTGGCAGATCGCCTCGTATTCGACGGTGCTCGATGCGGAAGGCAGTCTCACCTACAGCGACGAGGGCCATCAGTTCTACGTGCTGTCGTTTCCGACGGCTGGCGTGACGTGGGTCTACGACCTCACGGGCGGCCTCTGGCACAAGCGCGGGCTGTCGTTCGGTGCGCTCGACGTCTGGGGCTACACGAAAGCGTTCGGGCAGCATCTGGTCGGATCGCGAACGACGGGCGTGATTTACGAGATGTCGCAGGCGTTTGCGGTCGGCACCGATGGCGCCGGGCTGCGCCGGGTGCGACGGGCGCCGCATCTGATCGACGAGATGAAGCGTTCGACGTATGGCCGATTACAACTGCACATGGAAGTCGGCCTCGGACTGCCGTCAGGGCAGGGCAGCGATCCGCTCGCGATGCTGCGGTGGAGCAACGACGGTGGTCAGACATGGAGTCAGCCGCTCAACGCGAGCGCGGGTCGCATCGGTGAATACGCACAGCGTGTGATCTGGCGGCGGCTCGGATCGGCGCGGGATCGGGTGTTCGAAGTGTCGGTGAGCGATCCGATCCCGTGGCGGATCGTGGATGCGTATCTGGATGTGCGCGTGGGGACGTCGTAGATGGCGACGTATCAGTGGTATCACGGCGGCGCGAACGATACGGAAATCAACGTCGGTCTATCTGGCGCGGGAGGGGCGGGATCGTCTACGCCAGATTTCGTAACCGCGTTCGCGACGTGGATCGCGACCGGCGATGAGAACGGCACTACGGGCACGCTGAACTTCACGGCGGACGGAGGCGCGGCGTTCTTCGCGACGTTTTCGTTGTTTCTGAACATTGAAAACAACGGCGTCGATCCTGCCACTGAAATCGCGACCGTGGCGATGGATTTCGACTACATAGTCGTCAACGGGCCGATGGGGGGCGGCGATGCGCAATCGGCGTTCGTGACGTTCGTAGATCCGTCAGACGATATCCAGCCGGAAGGCACGACGACCGCGTCATATAGCCATTCCGATACCGGCGCGAATCTGGGCGTGCCGACGTTTCAGGATTTTTACGACCAGTTCGATATTAGCGGCGGTTCCAGTGCGATGGAGTTGTCGTGGACGTGCTTCACCGACTCCGGCGTCTTCAGCGCGCACGACCGCAGTCTCACGATCAGCAATCTCATCATCACGGTCACGACCGCAGGCGCCGTCGTCACCGACGTCACCCCCACGCACGGCGACGACGACGGCGCTGTTCGGGGCGACGGCAGTGCTGTTCACGCCTGCGAGCGATATCAGCGGCACGTGCGTCTCGCCAGCGCATGCGGTGGGACAGGTGACGGTGACGGTGACGTGAGGGCAATACGCACAGGCCAATGGATTTGGTTTGAGCCCATATATCGGTTCAATGTTGCACTTCTCTCGTGCCCTCCGAATGAGGCTGTCGGTAGAGTCGCCAAGGTGCTTCCGGCCGAGGCCGCAAAAGACGTGTCGGATGTTCTGAAGACATTGGGTTGTGATGGCAGATTCATTGGGTCAAGGCACGATGGGTGCGGACTGGTCGCGACGTTCTGGTTTTCTCCAAAAGCAGACATCGCTGTAATCGCACACGAAGTGCTACACGCGGCCTATTGGGTGCTCAAGGAAAAAGGCCTTCGATTGGACGATTCTTCGGAGGAGGCATACGCTTACTTTTCAGAATGGCTCGTGCGCGAGATAGTCAAGCGTAGACAGAAGCCATGAGCGACGTCTTCGCCTTCACCAGCGTAACCCGCGTCACCCCGAGCGGAGGCACCATCGCTGGCGGCACCGCCGTCACGATTACCGGCTTCGGGTTCGACTTCGCGACCGGCGGCGTGACTTTCGGCGGATCAGCGTTCACCGTCACCAGCATCACGAACACGACGATTACCGGCACGACGCCCGCGCACAACGTCGGCGCCGTCGATGTCGTCGTGGCTGGCGTCGGCACAGGCGTTGGGATCTACACATACAGCAACCCGGCCACGTTGCTCATGCCTCCCGTGCCTGTGACGGCCGACGGCAAGCTCGACGTCGTCGCCACGCCCAAGTGGCTGATGGTCGCGAAGCAGCGCATCGAGACGGCGGACCTCGTGGACTCAGGATCCATCATCGGCCCGATCACCGTCGCGCAGGTGCCGCAACTCCCGTTCACAAAGATCGACCTGACGAATTCGCCGCGGCTGCTCGGGCGCACGACGGCCGGCGCTGGCGCCGCGGAGGAAATCGAAGTCGCGGCCGGGCTCACGCTCAGCGGTGGGATCCTGAGCCTGTCCGGCCTGCCGGGCGGCTACGTCATCGGCGATCTGCTCTACGCCGACAGCGCGAACTCGCTCGCGCGGCTCGCGGATGTGTCCGTCGGGTCGTATCTGCGCTCGGGCGGAGTCGCGACGGCGCCGCTCTGGTCAACGCTGAAGCTGCCGAACGCGGCGACGACGGGCGACATCCTCTACGCCACAGCGACCAATTCTGTTGACCGGCT